ATGCAAAAATACATCCAAAGCAAAGTAGGTGCTTTTGGTGGCCGTATGCTGGTAGATCCGGCTACGGGATGTATGTACCGGGATAATTCCAACCTGCCTGAATCCAAGGCAAAGGTTGTTGGCAAGACTGAGGCCATTAACGGCGTCAGCACTAATGTTCCTATCAAGCCCGTGGTTCAAGGGTCTTGCGATGCAAATGGAAGGTTGCTGCGGTGAAAATTCCATCAGATCCGGCACTACGCATTGCGTTTTACAACAGCCTAATTTCGCAATGTTTTGCGTCGCGTCAGACGCGCATGGACTTTTATTCCCAAATGAGGATGTATTACCTCTTTGGATCGGAAACGGGGCAACTTCCAGAGGGGTCAATCAACAAGATTTATCCCACAATTGACCTTCTTTGCTCGTTTTTGTACGCACAGGAAACAACTCGATTTGCCACGCAATTTGACAAAAGCGCGGATAAATTAAGTATTCAGCGTGCTTCTAGCATGAATGAAGCCATTAATGACGAATGGTTTAATTCCAATGCTGACTCCATAGCAAATGATGCGGTTAAATGGGGCCTTGTCTACAACACAATGATCGTAAAACTGGTCATTCGTGGCACGGACATAGCGCCTTACCTTGTAAATCCGCAGAATTTTGGGGTGCTAAGAGAGGATATTCCTTCGCTTGACCGGCAAGAAGCGTGCGCGGTTATGTACCAGCAGACCGTCACGGACATGGATACGCAACTTGTAGGTCATCCCCGCCGCGATGAAATCATGTCCCAAGTCTCCGCGACAAAACGTCAGGACGATGGAGACCAGAATCTTCCCATATCTCGTCTGTTAATTTCTGCGGGACCGGGTACGGGATCAAGCAATATCACGGGCCAAGCCGATCAAACCTCTGCCTATACTTTTGCCTATGCTCCGGTAGTAGATGCGGACATGGTAAAGATGTATGAGCTATACGTTTACGACGATGATCTTAACGACTATCGGATCGTGACAATTGCAAACCCTGGCGTGATTGTTTTTGATCGCCCTGCGGAAAAAGTATTCTTGCAACACGAATTGCCGTTTATCAAGTTCACGCCTAACCCGCTGCCGGATTATTTTTGGGGATTGGCAGAAGTTGACCAGATCAAGGGTTTGCAAAAGCGTAGGGACAAACTGACCAATATGCTCCAGCATTTGCTGGATTTAAACGCCCAACCGCCTAAAGCACTTATGGGCGATGGTTGGACGGGTTTGGCTGATGAAAAGTTTCTGGCTCTTGGGGAGCCGGATTCTTACATATCCATTGATAACCCCAACGCCAAGGTTCAGGAGTTTCGGCCTTCCATACCGGAGGATTTGTGGCGCGAGTTTGGCTACAACGACGAACAGTTTCAGGAAGCCGTTGGACTGTCCAACACCTTGCAAGGCAAGGGAGAGCATGGCGTTAGAAGCCAAAGCCATTCCAAGAGCCTAGCCACAATGGGTTCTAGCCGGGCCAAAAAGCGGGCTTTGGTGATTGAGGATTCGCTAGAAAAAATGGCTACGCTTTACGCAAAACTGATGCGCCGGTATGACGATAAGCATTATGTTGACGATATGGGTCAGTCTTTTGTGTTTGCCCAAATAGACGACAAGTTCTTGGTGAAAGTGGACGCACACTCCAACAGCCCGATTTTCATGGAAGATCAGCAGCAGATGGCCAGTCAATTGCTGCAAAGCGGGTCAATAAGCAAAAAGCGATTCCTCCAGTTGATGAATCCGCCTATGCTGCAAACGCTTATTAATGATTTGGCAGAGAAAATTGAGCCTGCCGAGCAACAAGCTGCGGAAAAGAAAGAAAAGATGGAACTGGTTTCCATTGCCGCAAAGCAGCATGATGACCCTAATTTCCTCGATAAACTGATGAAAATGTTTGGTAAAGGACAATGAAATGCCAGCCGCATACGGACAAGGTACTCAGTACACGCACATTACTACCGCTACAACCACGACTATTGCAGCGTCGGTTGGGCCTAATACCAACTTTGGCGGCACATTAGTATCCGTCACGGTCAATACCACTAGCCCTGGCGGAACTATCACAATTTACGATAGCGCCACGGCTTCTGGGGCGGTTATTGCAATCATTACCGTTGTGACCGCGACCGATCCAATTTCCCTGCCGTACAACATCCAATGCAAGAATGGTTTGACCATAGTTACCTCTGCCACGACTGACGTAACAATTGGTTGGTTTTAACTTGACAAACAAAAATCATTGTTAGATTCTGTTTGTGGGTATGGCTGCTCCCAATTTCAAAAGTGGCCACATGAGGGAGACCATCATGGCACGTCACAAGCGCAAGGGTCGTAAGAGCAAGCGTTAATTGGTGCGGGGACACCCGCGCCTAACCCGAGGGGGAGACCCCTCGGCATCCCCTGTAGGGGCGGCATGGCGGGAAGTCATGTCTGTAACATCGGAGCAGCACGATGCCATATCATAATTGGGGCGGTGTACGGGTTGGCAGCAAATCCGGCCTGACCGTCTACAGTGACCTTGCAGGCGTCCGTTCGCGGTTGGCGGCGGTTGCCTATGCGGTTTCTTTGAATACCGCGTCTACTGACGTTGCGGTACCTCTGAGCGTGATTCCTGGTGGATATACCGGCACGCTGAACTACATTGTTCGCGGTTTTACGATTGCCAACGCGACAGCCACGCTTTCTACCAGCCCGACGATTTCGCTGTTTACGGGTGCTGGCGGCACGGGTAATACGCTTGTTTCTGCTCAGGCCGTGACGGGTGTTACCACGCCGATTACTCAGTATTTGGACATTACTTTGGCTGCTTCGGCCACGGGTACGATCCAAACTGCCCCGACTCTGTATATCCGCACTGGTGCTTCTAACCAGACAGCGGCTTTTGCTGATTTCTACATATACATTGAAGTCCTGCCATGACCATTGCAATGCCCGGAAGCCCTCAGAATGGCATAGCCAATATGGGCGGGCCGGACGCGGAAGCGGCTCCCGGCGGCCCTGCCGCAGGTCAGATGGCTACTCCCCAAAAAAAACTTGGGGAAATGGAAAAAGCCAAGGCAACCATACAGATAGCGGTAAAAGTGCTTACAATGAGTCTTGCTGCTTTTGAGCCTATGGGACCGGAAGCAAAATCGATTATGGATGCGATCAAAACGCTTTCCAAGTCTTTTGGCAAGACTGAGCATGAGGCAAAAGAACTTGTACCTGCTGAAATCAGTCAGTTAATGAGCGGAATGAAACCTCCGGGCGGCGCACCTCAAGGCGGTCCACCCGGTAAACCCCCAGGAGCTATGTAATGGCACGCACTTCTACCACTGGTGTTTCGTATTTTGCCAACCCTCGCGGTGGTCTTGCCATTCGCGGTCCGATTGACAATAACCGCCTGAACGGTCGTATTTCCAACCCGCCCCGGTTTGGTATGTTGGGTGGTCTGGATGTTCCTTCGGACAAGGGTTTCAAGGAAAATATGTTCCGCATTGCCATGCCGGGTGCTACGGGCGACCAGCCTATCAAACAGGGCAATGTTGGCGAAAGAATCACTACGACCAAGCGTCGCAGTTCCAAAGACGTTGACACGAATTGGAAGTAAGAAATGTCTGACTCTCTTGAAGGCATGAGTACCGACCAGATTGAGACCCTTGCGCGTCTTGCAAAGACTTTGGGCGAAAAGCCTGAAACGCGCAAAGAGTGGCAAAAGCTGGTAAAGCGTGCTGTTCCTACTGCGCATTTTGTTGAGTTGGAAGTAGACGAAAAGGTTGATGCTCGTCTTGCGCAGATTCAGGAAGAAAACGAGAAGTTCCGTGCGGAACTGGCTCAACGGGATCAACGTGACCAGCGCAACCGTCTGCGCAACAAGCTGGAAAAAGAAGGTCTTATTGCTGGTGACGAAGATTTTGAAAAGGTCGAAGAAATCATGGTTAAGCATGGAGTTGCGGACCATGAGTTTGCGGCAAAGCATTTGGCAAACGAGCGTCGCCTTGCCGAGCCGGTTGCCGAAGTTCCGGGTCGCGGCGGGCCGATGTATATGCCGCAGGAAGCCAAGCAGTTTTTCAAGAATCCCACGCAGACTTCGCGTCGGCTTGCTCACCTAGCCGTTGATGACATTATCAAGGCGCGTCGTTCGCCGGGACGGTAAACATGACTCTGCAACAGATTCTTGAAGCAAAACTTCAAACTGCAAAGGATGAAGTTGCAAAGCTTGAGGCTGATTTTGCCCTGCTGAGTTCTTCCGGTTGGTGGACTCAGGAAGAAGAAATGCTTAAATCGTGGTTGTCTGCTGCTGCAAAGCACATTGGACTGTAATGACTAACCTTGCCCGTAGCGGCATGTTTTTAGGATAGGAGATAAATCATGCCGGTTTTTGGAAGTGGCGTTGTTCCGAGTGGTTCATACGGTGGCGCAAACCTTGGTGGCGAACTGAACGCGGTTACTCGCCGTGCTTTTGTTCCCAAGATGGTTGTGCAGATTTATAACAGCACTCCGTTTGCGGCTTCGCTGCTTTCCACGGCTCAAACGGCCACGGGCGGTGTTTCTTCCGTGTCGGTTCCGGTTCAAGGTCAGGCGTTTGTTAATACGCAGGCTTCGGACTACACCGGTACGTTCTCGCAGCCTGCCGTTCAGCAGGGCGCGTTCCTTGCTGAGTTCAACCTGAAAGTTCTGATTACGCCGATTCCGTTCCTTGGTATGGAAGGTCTGGTACAGCTTGACCACGCGGTTATCCCGCTGATTGAAGCGCGGATGAACGATGCCACGAACAGCATGATTCTGTTCCTGACGAATAACCTGTACTCCAACTACAGCAACTTGAACCAGATTATCGGTCTGCCGGGTGCTGTTGATGACGGTACCAACCTTGCGACCTACGGCAACATTTCGCGGTCTTCCACGAACACCTGGTTCCAATCGAAGGTGTATTACAACGCTTCGGCTCCTGTAAACCCGACGCGCCAGAACGTGCTGCAATGGATTGCTGGTACGGTCAAGAACTGCGGAGAAGTTCCGACTTATGGTCTATGTGGTCCGGGTACTTGGACGTTGCTGGCTCAGGATTTCGTTGGACAGGAAACGTATGTGGTCACGCCGGATTCGGCGTTTTCTGACGAAGGCAACGAAGGCGACGGCATCAAGGCCGCTTTCCGGGCGCTGATGATTGGTGGCGTGCCGATTTACATGGACCCGTATGCGCCGGAAGGTACGTTGTGGCTTCCGAATACGAATTACATGAACCTGTATGTGCATGAGCAAGCAAGTTTTGCTTTTACCGGGTTTGAAAGTCTGCTCCCGAACTGGCAACTTGGCTTTGTTGGTGCGGTGGTAACGGCGGCGGAGCTTGTAAATGCCAAGCCCAAGGCTAGTACCGCTGTCAAGAATCTGAACTACCTGACGATCTAAGCGGAGAAAAACATGGGCATTAATCAACTTGGTGGTATTGCACGGGCGGGTTCTCAGGCTTGGCAGAACAGCCAGCAATACACCCTGCCTGCCGCTGCGTCTTGGCTGATTCCTTCGGGCAACTGGTACATCACGCTTGGACCGTACAGCGCGATCCAGTATTACGACGCACTGTCTAACCTCTGGCGCGCTTACCAAACCGGCCCCAACTCGGACCCGATTGCGGTTTCGTCTGACGGTCAAAACTACCGCGTAAAGAACTGTACCGGCACGATTCTGGCGGCTGTTATTACTGGCGCTGGTTCGGGCATGAACAACGGCGTGTATCAGCTTTCTTCGCAATCCGGCGTCACTTCCACGCTTCCTGGTGGCACGACTCCCTTGACAGCGTTTACTGAGGCTGGTGGCGGTTCTCCTACCCGTCGCGCAACGTGGAACATGGTTGTTGGTGGTGCGGTTTCGACCACTCTGACAATTACTGCTGCGGGTAACAGCTACGGTTTTACCGGCGTTACGTCTTACACGAATTTCCCGACGCTTTTTGCTTCGGACCCTCCGAGTGGTGGTGTTCGTGCCACGGCAATCGTGACTTCGATGAGCGCGGTTGGTGGCATTACGGGCGTGACGGTGACGAATCAGGGCGCTGGTTATACGACCGCTCCGACTTGGACGGTAATCCCGGCCCAAGGTGATACGGCGGGTAACGGTGCAATCCTGACCTCTACCCTGGTGGGTACGGGTACCATTACCGCGCTGTATTGCACGGAAAACGGCGCTGGTTATTCGGCCATTCCGACGCTGACCATGACGGGTGGTGGTTCGCCTACCGCGATTGTTGTGGGTTGCCTGTCTGTTACGGCAATTGCTGCTCCTACGGTTACGGGTATGTCGCCTACGAGCGGTGTATATCCTTGCGCGATTGGCGCGGGTTATACGGCTGCTACGCCGATTTACACCAATCCGTCTATCAGCACGGGTCTTATGACCCCGCAGGCCGGTTTGATCCTTGCCAACGTGACGGGTGCTACTGCCATGACGTTTGGTAACGGCATTACTGCTACCAATACGTTCCCGGTTTATGGTGGCTTGCATCAGCAAGTTCCCACGGTTGCTGCGTCGTTTGGTCTGTATACGGCTTACACGCCGGGTGCGATCACTCTGGGCGGCAATACGGACACGTTCTGGGCTGTAGCGGCGTGATAAAAGTCACTAACGCATCGGGTTCCGATCATCAGGATCGGTACAACGGGGTTGATTACAAATTCCCTTATGGGGAATCGGTAATCATCCCTGATGATGCTGCCATTCATATGTTTGGAATGGGCCAACAGGACAAGCTGCGTCAGATTACGCGGCTTGGTTGGGCGCCTACTGGCATGGAAATGGACGGGGCTTTGAAGCGTTTGGATTCTTTTATGCTGGAGCCGTATGATGATGAAGAAGATGAAGAACAGGATGTCGCTGTTCACATTTCACGGCCCACGGAGATACCAAGTACGCAAGAAGGATTGAACGGGGCAAAGAGCCGCACAAAAACTGCTTTTCGCAATGCAGGATAATGTGTGGCTTTTACTGGAAACACTGTTGCGACCTACATAACGGCCACGCAAAGGCTTTTGCATGACGTTACGGCGCAGTATTGGTCTACCCAAGAATTAACGGATTACATCAACGATGCCCGGTTTCGCGTAGTTCGTGATTCCGGGTGTCTGCGAACTTTGCAAACCGTCACGCTGGTTCAGGGGCAGGAAGTCTACCCTATAGCAACCACGCTTCCAAACGCGCAACCTGCGTTTGACATTTTGAACATCAATATCATTTGGGGCAACAGCCGTATTCCTTTGCTGTATCGCCCTTGGACAGCGTACAACCAGGAATTGCGGTACTGGCAGCAGTATCAGGGCAGGCCATGCGCTTTTTCGATTTACGGACAATTAAGCGTATATCTAGGGCCTTCGCCGGATCAAAATTATGTGAGCGAGTGGGATACGATCATTTCGCCGTATGTGTTTACCAGCCCTACGGACACAACGATTGATGCTATTCCTTTGCCTTATCAGACTCCGGTTCCGTATTACGCTGCTTATACTGCAAAACAAAAGATGCAGCAGTGGGATGAGGCTCGATGGTTTGAGCGTATGTACAAGTCTCAGATTAATTCAGCCATAAACTCCGCGTATACACGGAGATTGCAGCGTGCCGTATAATGGTCCGTCATTTGCCGCGCCCAAGCAACATATGCTCAAGGAGTGGGGCAGCCTTGACACATCTGCAAACCGTCAGGCGATAAAAGAAACAGATTTTGCGTGGCTTGAGAATTGGATTCAAGTTGGCAATGCAAATCTGCGTTCCATAGACGGTCCTAGTTCTATCCTTGGAACTACCAGTGGTGGGGACACCATCTACGCCATGTTTGATGCAAACATCGGCGGAAATGACACAATCATTTGTCTTTGTTCTAATGGCAATGGATACACATTTGCCACTGCCACTAACACGCTGACGCAATTTGCCACTTCCAAGTTTGACCATTCAAACGGGGCGGTAGCTCAGTGGCAAAACACCACGGCTTTGATAATCGGTCCTACGGGAGGTTATTGGTCATGGAACGGAACAACATTAGTAGACCTGAACACTGCTTTTACGATAACAGGGACGACTACCCTAACGAATCTTTTGACGGTTACGGCTTCTCCTGCGGGTTTTATCCTGACTCCTGGGATGACTTTTACCGGGGCAGGGATTACCGGAAGCATAACCATCATTTCCTTTGGAACGGGCAATGGTGGTAATGGCACGTTAAACAGCGCAAATGGCACATACAACGTCAGCACCACGGCCAACGTTGGGCCTATAACGCTAAACGTAACGCAAACCGCTCCTACTGCTGGAACGGCTATTGCTACTTATGCCGGTAGGGTATGGATAGCCAATGGCCGCACGATTTATTATTCTGCGCCCGGTTCCTACACTGACTTTACGGTATCGGATGCTGGTGGAGCGTTGACGGTTTCGGATTCTTCCCTGTACGGATCTATTACGGGGATGACGGTATCTAACAATTACCTGTATTTCTTTGGGTTGGATTCCATCAACATTATTGGCGATGTTCGCGTTGGAACGGCCAGTCAGATTGTTGGCGGCACTGCTTCCACGGTCACGGTAACGCTATTCACTAATACCAATATCACCTCCAACATTGGTATTCCTTCCCAAGCTGCTCCTAGCGCGGCGGGTTATCTGCGATCCCTTGTCTTTATGACTAATCGCGGACCTCACATTCTTGCGGGCGCATCCCCGCAAAAGATGGGGCCAAACCTTGATGGGATAGTGCCGTACATTGATTTTACAAAGCCCGTTGTATGCGGCGTGGCTCAGGTCAATTTTGGGTCCAATAGCCCCGGTCCTGCGGCAAATATCGTGATGTTTGGGTTTAACTACAAAGACCCATTGCTTGCAATAACCCGGTAC